GTCTCTTGCTCGCGTGCGCGGACGCCAGGGAGGAACCCGGCAACGGCGCTGATGGTGGCCGCGCGGCCAGCCCCGCGAGCCTGCGCGATGTTCCCTTGGGCTTCACCCTGACGAACGAGCAGATCGGAGATGCGCGACATTACTGGGGCCTCGGACGGCGAGACAGAATCAGGTCAGACAGCCGGTATTGCTGGTCGAAGTTGTCGTTCTTGTCTGTTCTCCCCATCGACCACAAATCTTGCCCGCGGCCCCACTGGTCGTTGACGTCAGTGCGGTTCTGATTCCACGAGGTGTCGGCACGGTTCGCCGCGAAGTTGCGGTTCACGTCCTCTCGGCGGAAGCCTTCGGTGTCCCACGCGCGATCATCAAGCTGGCCAGCGCGCCCGCGGTTCCAGTTGTCGGAGAACGTCCCGTAATTCGTGCCGAACGTGTCGAGTTGGCGGCCGAATTCGTTGTTGAGTTCGCCCGAAAGCAAGCCGGCAGCGCGCTGGCCAAACTCTTCGATGGGCGCGTTCGTGAATGTGAGCCCCCGTGCGGACGCCATGCGCGGGACGTTGCGCACGAGCTCTGAGATCCCGAACTTGTATGACGGGCTCTCCGCAACCTTCGCCGGGTCGAAGCTGAATTGATCCGTGAACTGCGACGGCGCCGGGTTGCCACCGACGAGCGACGAGATCGACGGTCCCCGCGTGGCCGGCGCGTAGGCGGTCGGCTCCTGCGGTTGCTGCTGCGGCAGTTCGTCGGCGTCCCAGCCCTGCCCGCCGCCAGTCCAATCCCGCCAGCCGTTCGAGCCGAACACGTTGGCGCTCGTGGCGTCCGTGCCGATGCCCTGCTGCGTTCGTGCGTCACGGAACTGCGCTTCGAGCGGCTGCAGCACGCCCATGATGCGCGGGCTCACCGTGCCGGTCGAACGGAACGCTTCGAGCTCCGGCGCGAGTTCCGGATTCGCCGCGATGGCCTGGTCGATGAAGGCGCTGAGCTGTTGCGGGTCCATTCAGTACCTCACCAGATCGGACATGCGCGGTCGACGGCCGGCGTTCGGGCTCGGGAGGCGTCCGCTGGCCATGAGCGATTCAGCGGTAACTGGCGCCGGCGGTGGTTGACGAACCAGATCGGAGAGTCGAGCGACCGACTGCTGCCCGACCTGCGCATAGGGTTCAAAGAACCGCTGATCGTCGGCGTAGACGCCCTTTTCGAAGTCGAGCGCTTCGCGGACACCTTGGAGCTGTGCGTTCGCCGCATCGCGTGAGGCGTTCGCGTTCGTGCGTCCCGTGAGGTATTGCCCTGCGGCCTGCACGCCCTGCTGCACCAACGGGTTCGCGGCAAAGCGCGAGATGGTGTTCCAGATGCCGCCCCCAGCCGCGGCGGCCCCGCCCGCTGCCGTTCCAGCCCCAGCCGCGGCCGGCGCCGCACTCGCCGCCGTGCCCGCCGTACCGCCAGCCCCAAAGAGCGCGGGCGCATAAGCTGCGGCCACCGGCGCCGCGAGCACCCCGGCCGCCAGCTTCCAATCGAACGCGGGTCCGACTTCGCTGATCTGGCCCGTAGGTCCGACCTGATATTTCTGCGTGTCGAACGAGGGATCGACGCCGCGCCATGTGCGCTGCCGCTCGAGCGCGTTCCGCACACCACCACGAAGGCCGCCACCCTGCGTGCTGTAGGGCCGTTGCGTGCCGCGCGGGTCGGTCCACATGTCCTGCGCCATTAATTCACCTCGAACGTGATCACGCCTTCAACGGCGCGCAGATCGGTGAACGCTGCACCGTCCAGCCGGGTAATCGTGATGGTGGACGCCCCAGCCGTCACCCGCGCCTTGCCGACCGCGAACGTCCCGTTGTCATCGACCATCACGAGATTCGTCATGCTCCGAGCGGCCGTGAGGTCCGCAGGAATCGCGACGGTGACCGATGCGCCTGCGCCGGCGGTCGTCACGAGCACCAGCGCAACATCGAGCCGCTTCCCCATCAGGCAGTAGGCGAAGGTCGTCTGGTCGCCAGCCTGCACCGTCCACGAGAAGTTCCCAGCCAGATACTCAACGGCTTTCCAGATGCCGTAGCCGCCTTTGAGGTAATCGAAGAAGGCGATGCGCCACGCACGCAAGAGCTTCCCTTTTTGATCCACCATCGGTTCGCGATCGAGAACCGCCAGCGTCTTGGCGTTCACGCCGCACGGCCCATCACGAGATCGGCGCCAGAAAGCGCCCGCACGACGGACGACGTAATCACGAGCCGGTACACTCGCCCCTTGTGGCCGCTCTTCCCGAGCCGGCGCAGCTGCGCGACGTTGTCGAAGTCACCCTGCGCGCCCAGCGTGATCTCGAGCGGCGTGCTCCACGTCTTGCCGTCATCGTCGGACCAATCGACCGACCCGACGGGAGCGGGGACTGTCGCCGTACCGACGCCCATCTGAAAATCGAACGTCAGCGTGTGATGCGTCCGGTTCTTCCCGACCGGCGGCGCGGCTCGGACGATGCGAATCACATCGCCGTCGTCGTCCAGATAGCTTTCGGAGAAGTCGTAGACCAGCCCGTCGCTGTGCGACCCGAGCAACTGGCGGCCGAACGCGGCGATGCACCCGAGCCCAAGGAACGCTTCCGACTGACCGAGCCCGGTATCCCAATGATCCCAATTCGTCCACAAGTCGGTCAGCTCGTCGTACACCCACGTGACGCCAGGCGACACGAACTGCAGGACGAAGAAGCTGTGCCCGCGCCACTCGATCGCGTACGCCTGCGCGTTGGCGATCTGCGTCTCGGTATAGCTCTTGAGCGCGGCGTCAACCGCGTGCGTACTGATTCGCTGCGGTCCGTACGACTGAAAACGCTCCACCACACGCGAGCCGCCCGACTGTGACAGGCTGTAGACGGTCCCCCGCAACAGGCACGAGCCAAAGGTCGCCGGTGACCCGGACGGAATCACGACGTCCACGGGTTCCGCTGGGAAGCCGGGCGCGGCGGTGTAGCGCCACACTTCCGACCGCTGAACGCCACGCAGCCAGAGCTCCCCCACGTCTTCATCGACGAGCAGGCTGTTGATGTAGTCGCCCGTGTTCGACTTCTCGCCAATGTCCACCGTCGCGTACGAGGTTCCGACGTACAGGTCGGACAAATGGAACGTGACCCCGTTGCGCGTCAACCAGACGAAGTGCCCTTTCCAGAACACGACCTGAATCACGTTCGCCGGGAACTGCGGGTCGGCAATCGCCGTGAGCGTGTTCGCGCCCAGGTTAAAGATGAATCCCACGCCAGCGGAGGCAATCGCGATCTCCCCGACCTGTGGCCCGTTGTAGGCCAATGAGGCCGGCTTGCCGTCGTCGACCAACTGCCCGGCTGTCCCACGGAGCGTGACCGTCCAGTTGCTATTCAGTTCGTAGAGATCCGGCCCTGAGACGATGAAGAAGCGGCCGTTCGCTTCGATGAAGCCGCGCCACGGACCCACACCGGCGGTGAACTTCTGCAACAACCCTGGCCGCGCAACGTACCCAAGGTCGGTCTTCGACTGGCCGCCGCTCGTCAGTTCGGGAATCCAGTTTCGGCACTCTTCGGAGCCGATCACCGACTGCGGATGCTTAAAGGCCGGCCCTACAAATCCAAAGGGCGGCATCAGCGCACCATCCCGGTGTCAATATCGAACGTGCCACCACCAACGAGCATCGGGGAGTTAGAGCGCTTCGTGTCGCGCGGCGTCGCGTTCTTGAAGGTGCGCTTCAGATGCGCCGCACGATTCACCAACCGTGGCGACACGACGGCGGCCGGATACTGGTCGGCGAGGTCGAGCGCGAGGTTCTTCCGCAACGTCAGCGCGAGGCCGGACGGCATCACAACATCGTCCGCCAGCGTGAACGTTGAAATCTGCCCACCGAGCGTGTAGAGCACGAGCTGTGTCGTCCCGACGTTCGGAATCGGCAGCGGGTAGATCGTCCCGTAGCCAGACGCGTCGTTGCCGCGGCTGTACCAGGCGGCGGCCGACAGCGACGCTTGCTGAGTCTTATCCGGCCACTGCGCATACTCGAGATCCGTCAAGAGCGGCAACGGCACTTGCTGCGGCGGCGAGGCGGCGGTGTCGAGAATCAGTCCGGCCGCGAAGATGGACGCCGGCCGCGGAATGTTGATGCTCGCGCCTGACCCGACGGTGTAACTGGCCGTGCCGTTCGCCAGCGTCTTCGCGGTTCGGACGAGCGTGTAGAGCATCCCCGGCTCGATCCCGAGCGCATCCGCCAGCAGATTCAGCGCAACCAAACCATCCTCAGATTCACTCGGCTTCGGGCTCTGGCCGTCGGCCAGGACGCCGATGTCGAGCATCGCGCCGCGGATCAAGGCATCGGCCGTGGTGGTAATCATGGCTTCTTCACCACCGCCGTGCAGCCGCGGTCATCCATCACCGTCAGGACGTGCTTACCGTCCGCGCGCCACTCGAGTGTTTCCTTGAGCCACTTTCGAGTACCAACCCCGAACGTCACGGTACGCGTCCCGGTGTTCGACGTGGGCCACTTCACGCCGCTGACGACGAGCGGGCTGCTCACACAGACGTCCACCGGCGGCACAGGGGCAGGCGTCGGCGTGGGAACTGGCGCCGCCGCGCACGCGGGAACCGAGGCGCCAACGGACTTCCACTTCGTAACCTCGTCCCACTTGCGCCAGCTGGCAAACCTCGCGTCGTACACGTGCGTCACGCCGCCAGGGAACACGTACTTCGTGCCAGCCGCGCCAGGCAGCGCCGCACCGCCAGGCATGGAATACGCGCCGTCGCGAAGCGTCCACCCAGAGGACAGCGCCCAGACGTGCCCGAGCGCGTCCGTCCCGCCTGAGACCTCGGTGCACGCACTCGCAGGCGTCGGTGGTGCCGGAGCGGGCGCGGGAACTGGTGTCGGAGCAGGAGCTGGCGCCGGCAGTGCACCAGCCTGCACCGTCAGGACCGGCGTGCGCGACGATTCCACACCGTTGACGTAGACAGCCGCTTGCAACGCATGAGCGCCAGCCGTGAGCGTCACGTTGACCGTCCCGTCAAAGAGGGACAAGCCCGCCGCGTTCGGCCCCCGTGCGAGCGCCAGGGCTTCCCTCGGCCTGGCTGTGCCGTCCACGATCAGTACGCCGTCGGTTGGTGAGCCCTCCGCGCAGATCTGCATCCGGTAGGCCACGCCCGGTGTCACCGTCTGCATCGTCAGCCATGACGTGTCGCAGGGATGACTTTGCGCGACAGCAGATGACACCAGCGACAGGCAGAAGACCGCGATCAGGGCGACTCTCATGCTGCACACCGTTGCAGAGCGGTTTGGAGGTAGAATCCGGCGCTATGACTAAGCCTGTGAGAGTGCTGATTATCGGAGCCCTGATTCTGTTTGGGGCCGCCGTGGCAGCGAGATCCATTCCCTATGATCGGTGTGTCTACATGGCCACTGATTACAGCTCTGAGCCACAGCCGTTTTGCGGCGGACGCTAAGGCGCTCAACACCCAACTCCAAGTAAGCTGAACGTCTTCGGGCACGTCGCGCCACCGCCCCCACCGAGATCGCCACCGTCGAACTCGTCGATAAATGAGCTTGGTCCCACAAACGTGAACACCACGAATCCCACCGCGCCGCTGGTGATGGGAGAGGAGGAATCGGCATAAGCCGACCCAGCCGCTGAGCCGTTTTTCAACGCTTGGATGGAGGACGTGGCTCCACCCGTGCATTCAATGCGAATGACATCGAGTTCAGCCGCCGTGACTCCGGTATCATCTACCTTTGTTGGCGTGCCAGCGACGTATTTGTAGATGACGATCTCTCTCGCGGGGGTCTCATTGGAATCCACGTAGGCCACATACATCGTCTGCGCCCCGGACGCGATGCGACACGCAGGCCCAGCGATGATGCTTCCCCCGCCAACACCATCGGCATAGACCTTCACCTGGGCGTATTGATCGTCAGTGACCATGTTCGCTGACCAATACGCGCCGCTGACGGTGTTCGTGGGGTTCCCCTGCACGATACCGCTCGTTCGATCCGGTGTGCCGAGTCCCGTGATCGCCGTCCAGTTGCCACTCAAGGCGCCAGTCCCGGCGAAGGCATCGGTGTAACTGGCCGCGTGCAGCACCACCGACAGGGGCGCCAGGCTCAGCCCGAGAACAACCGCGACGATCAGGAGATGGCGAAGCGCACGCGGCATTTAGGGCGTCCCCATCTGAAAGCAGTGAATCCGCGTCGGGAGCGGCGTGCCGTACCACAAACTCGGTGAGGGCATCAGGACGGCGAGGGTGTTATTCGGCCCACACGCCGAATGCCGATACATGAACGTCGCGCCAGCAGGACCATGCAGCGCGGATGCGGACACCAATCGAACCGTCATGTTCGTGTCGGTGAGGCCATCAAATTCCGGCGCAATGTCGCCGCAGCTCTGGCCCGAGCACGCATCAAACACGGTGGAGCTGATGTTCTCGTGAATCGTGAATCCCGAGCGCAAGTCGGCGGTGGACCCTCCGTAGGTGATGACTTGATTCAGAAGGCCGTTTGCCTCCGTGAATATTGGGGGCGTGGGAAACGTGAACCGAAACCGATCGGAGGTCGCGTTAATCGCGATCGTGACCCCGGTGTATTCGTAGACCTTAAACGGCACTTCGTTGTAGTCCAGTCCGCCATACTGAATCTCTACGTTGCTGTCGTACTCGATTTCCGTCGAAGGGTTGCGAGTGCCAGCGTAGGTCTCCGCATACTTCAGGGGATCAAGGCAGGCAAAGGAATGCCGACTCTTATCCTGCTGAACCGCCGCAGCGATGTATGCCCCCGCCGTGCTGTAGGTGATGAGATGTAGGATGCAGTGCTGCGCGCCCGTATCGACCCACACCGCCGCGTTGATCTGATTCGTCAGCAGACCGTCATGTAGGGTCCACCCCCCGGCGCCACCGATGCCAGCCCCGCAATCTTTATCGGACGTGTGATTCGCAACGAGGTCGCCGATGAACGCGGGTTGTGGAAGCCTGTGGGTGGTGTCGGGACAGCCAGGGACAACATTGACCGCCACGGGCTTAAAATTTGCCGAAATGTTCTCAATCTCTGTTCCGTTTGGTTGCCCGGTCGGAAGATTCAGGACAATAGCCGTGGGATCGGTGCTGAATCCATGGAGGCTGTGGTTGCCACCGCCATAGAGCATGTGCCGCTTGCCCTCAAAGTGGGCGTCAGCAAACCACGTCGGGACTTGGAGAATGGGGCCGTCGCTCTGCTTGTGGCCGCGATCCTCGAACGCATACGCGGCCTGCGCCGTGCAACTCGATGACCCGCGCGTGCAGTAGGCAAGAACGGGCTTGCCGCCCGAATCGTCGGAATACGTCCCCACGCTCCACGTAAACCACACATTGGAGCCAACAGCGAGCATCCCGTTCGGCCCGGCACAACATCCACCGTTCAGCAGATCGCCGTTGAGATCAACCCTGAGCGCCCCAAGGGGATACCCGTAATACTCTTCCAGCGTGGCAGTCGGGTAGTGGCCCGCTGTCGGCGATGACGCGAAATCATCACAGCGGAACTTGTAGAGGAATCCTGATTGCCCGGCCGTACTGGAGTTCTGCGCCGTCGCGATGAAGTGCCCAACGCCGTCTTCGACGATATGCCCGAAGCCAGCCACGTTCGTATAGCCGCCGGTCATGCCGTGGCTCGTGTAAGTCAGTCCGGCAGAGAACGGCTGCAAATCAAGTGGGAGCTCGCAACTCCCGAGATAGGTGATGTCGGTATTGACATCGATCAGCGTGCGGGCGCCGGCGCCTGGCTCCTCTTCGTCGCCACCACCACCGCCAGGAGGTGCTGCGGTCCGACCGCGAAGACGGAGCCTGCCCTGTCCAGCCTCGAAGACGCGGCTTTGCTTCAACGTGCGCTGGATCTTGTCTCCAGCACGAAGGTGCTCAAGTGCTTGCGCGCCAACAGGCGCCGCACTTAACAGGAGCGCGCATGCGACGGCGAGAATAGATAGCAAGCGTTTCATGGGTTCTGATTACCGATAGGTGTACGTCGCTTTAATTTCATTCGCGGCGACTTCGGCGACATCGCTGTCCGCAGCGCCAGTCGTGAAGGAACACGTCAGCGCCACGCTGAAGGTCAGGCCGGCTGGAAACTCCACGGCAAAGCCGGCTCCAGTCGTCGCCCCTGGAATCGCCGCTCCCCACAGCACGGTTGATGTGCCTGGCGTCGTGTTCGCCGCCGTCAGGTTGTAGCAACGGATGTAGCGCGCGGCGGCATTGGTGTTCGTGATCAGGACCGAATACAGCACGCCAGGCGTCGCTTTGATTTCGTGCTCGTCTTCAGTCGATCCCGCCGATGTGCGGTAGTGAACGGACGCTCCGCCAGGGGCGGTGTAGATGCCGCCCTCGAGCGTCATGCACAAGTAGACGCGGTCGCCGTTGGCGCTGACAGCCGTACACGGCACACTGCTCGCGTAGCCGCCGATCGGCACCGGATTACAGGCGGACGCAGCGTCGTGCGCGACGTCCGAACAGGTATCAGTCCCGGCCATTTTCACGACGTCAACCTGCACCGGTGTCATCGACGCCCGGCCCTGCACGGTGATGACATCAGCCGATGACGTGCCGGCGGTTCCGAGCGCCGGTTGCTTCGCGGCCGTCGCCGCACCGGTCGGAAGCGGCAACGCTGCGGCCGACATCGGCAGCGCCGTGCCAGAGGCGATGCCCTGGACGCTGATCACGTCCGTTGACGATGATCCAGCCGTGCCAAGCGCGGGCTGTTTCGCGGAGGTCGACGCACCAGACGGCAGCGGCAGTGCAGCGGCCGTGATGGCCGTCCCTGAATCAATCCCTGCCAGGGCGGCTTCGACGCCATCAAGGTAGGTTTTAACGAGATCGAGATCGGCGAGCACCGCAAGCTGCGTGGTTTCCGTCGTGTCGCTCGTGCCAGCGCCACCCCCACCGCCGCCTCCACCGCCGCCGCCACCGGTCGCGGCTGCCGAGATGTAGACAATCGCCTGGCCTGACGAGTACGACGTCATGCAGGCGCGCACGGACGTCAGGGAGGCCACGTCCATCACCCAGAGGCCCGCGGCCGTGGTCGAGTTGACCGCCGTCCCAGGTGCTTCAGGCGTCGCGGCGTCGATCGCGACGAAGCTCGAGCCGCCCGCAGACACCGTCCATGTGATCGTCCCGCTGAACGTCGGGTTGCCGACGACGCCGACGCTCGCGCGGCCCATACCGGTGACGTCGAGCGAGGCGCATTGATTCGCGGCGCCGAGCAGCTGGCCGCTGGGGCCGTTATTGCGCGGGGCGATCTGCGCGAAGGACGGCGCCGCGTACAGCAGCAGGATCGCCGTCAGGATCGAGGCGATGCGTCCGCGCTTCGGCCGCTTCTCTTCGACGGGTTCAGGTGCCGCAACTGTTTTCTTCGGGCTGTCGAACCAACCCTCACCGAGCGCGCGATCCTCGTCTTCGGTTTCGACGCGGCGCGGATCTTCTGTGGCGTGATAGCGCCAAGCCGGATAACCCATGTGTCAAGCTCCTGAAATCCGGAGGCGGGCCGTTATTCCCGCCCCCGGAGGCATGAAAGGGATTACCGCGGCGCGAGGGTGAACGTGATCGTGACGCCGGCGAGCTCGCCAGCGGTGTCATCAGTGAAGTCGACGCCGAGTCGTTCCCCTGCCGACAGCAACAGGAACGAGGACGTCGCAGAGAGCGTCGCGCTGGTCACGGTTTCCGCCGCGATGCCGGACGTGACCGCATTCCAGGCCGTCGCCAGGAGGTCACCGGACGCAGCCGCTTCCGTGCTCTGCTCGCGCATGATGCGCACGGTCAACGTGCCGGCCGACTCTGCGACCTTCGACACGTAGGTGGCCCCGACGAGTACCAGCGGCCGATCGACCGTGTAGCACGACTGATCGACCATGTCGGCAATGAGCAGCATCCGACACGTCTGCGTGAACGTCTGATCGAGCCGATACCAGACCCCCGCCGGCGAGCACTGCGAAATGAAGCCGCTCGTCAGCGAGATATGCGGTAGGTAGGCTTCCGCCGTGGATGTGCACACCCCAGCCACGTCGGACTGATAGAACCGTCCGCGCGCGCCGGTGTAGACGGTCGACCCGCTGGCATGGGCGGACGTGTCGACGAGGCCCGGCAGCGGCATCGCCCGGCGTGCGACCTGCACGTAGGGACTATTGACCGCCGTGACCCGCATGACTTCGCGGGCGACGTTGCCGGTCACCACGACCATGCGATCGCCAACCGAGATGTTGGAGGTCGAGGCCAGTTGAATCTGACTCGCCGTGGCCGTCACGGCCGCCGCGAGCGTGGTGGAGTTGAGCGTGGTCTGAGCAAATGCGGGAACGGCGAGCGCTACAAGCAGGCCCACCGTCACCATCAGGGTCTTCAGCGTCTTCATGTCGTCTCTCCTGAAAGTGGTTCCGCCCGGCGGTCACTCGCCGCCGGACGGTGGTACTTGGTGGTGCCTAGCTGCCCGACTGGACGCGCAGCGTCCACTCGTCGCGGAGCATCGCCACGGCCGGCCAGATGTCGAAGCGGATCTTCCACATCGAGCTCTCGATGTCCCATGCGCGGGTGTAGCGCATCGACAGGCCGAGTCGTTCATCGGACTTCGTCGCCCCCTTGGCGCCCTGGCCTTCGGGGTTGCCGAGTTCCTTGAACGCGAGCGCGATAGCCGCCTTGTGCCACATGAGGCCCTGGCGCGCGGTCTTGCTCAGATAGCTCGAGATGTGCCCGAACAGCTGAATCGCGCCGTCGTCGTCCGGGGCGGCCGAAACATTGCGCTTCGGTCCGGTGAGGACGATGGCCGGGCTGATGGTGATGGTTGCTTCGCCCGATCCGTCCGAGGCGTAATCCGCCACGACGCGGAACGTCTTCAGGCGGCCCGTGCTCTCCTTGGTGACCGGATTCACCGCGTAGCAGCCGGGGAACGCCACGATGTCGTTCTGCTTGAAGATCGCGCTGGACGCCGTCCAGTCGTCGGTGATGATCGCGGAACCGACCTGATTCGCGCCCTTGACCAAACCCGCACCGGTGACCGCGCCGGTCACGTGGGTTTTGGTCTGCTGGGTGCGCGCCCAATCGAGCCCGCCGGCGCGCTTCATGCGGCCGTCCTTGTACTGCTTGCCGAGACTGCCCACGTCGGCGTACAGGCCCTTCAGGAAGTCAACCGCGTCAACGTCCATCTGCGGACTGATGGCGCACAGGATGCCGCCGTTGTCATCGGGGCAGCAGTAGTCGGACAGGATCGCCTGGCCGCTGAGATACGTGCTGAGCGCGCTGGGATTCGTGCCCGGCGTGCCGACGAAATTGGGCGACTTCATGAGCTCGGTGATGACCATCGAATCGACGGCCGTCGCGAGGCGGGACATGAGCGGCTTCAGGATCTGTTCCGAGGACGAGGACAGGTCCATCAGCATTTCTTCTTCCGTCAGCTTGACGTCGACGCCGATCGGATCGGCAAACGTCAGGTTGACGTAGTCCTCATCGAGATCCTGCCAGTCGGCTTGCCAGCCGGTGCGGACGTCGAAGAAGTTGGGCTTGCGGATGCGGATGCTGTTGCCGCGATTCGATCCGCCGTTGGGGCCGAAGTGCTTATCGAACTTTCGCGTGGTGTGCTGCGTCGCCACCAGCGCGTTTTCGAAGATGTCCATCGACTCGAGCGTGACGATGTCATCGGTCAGTAAGTTGTGGGCCATCTACTCCACTCCGGCGTCAGCTGTTCTTGGCCTTGGAGCGGCGGTACTCGTCGAGTAACGCGCCACCGCTTTTCTTGGGGTCGAACGTGCTGGACGCTGAAGAGGCCGCAATCACCGGGCTATGAGGCGCCGGGGCAGCCGTGACAAGGGGTGCAGCGGGCGCCGGCTTCGGCGCCGCCGCGGTGATGTCGCGCTCGATCGCGCCGATGTGTCGCAGCAGCGCCCGCGGACCCGCCTTGATGGCGGCCAGCGTGGCGTCGAGCTGCGAGGCAAGGCGATACAGCACCTCGCCCCCGACCTTCGGGTCTTCGATGTCTGAGAGCGCGTCTGCAATCGCCTCGTCGGCTTGGTGGCCGTGAATGGCGGTTGCGAGGGAGCCGATGGCCGTGTCGAAATCGCGGTGCACACCGCGGGCGTGCTCGGCGTGCTTCCCGGTGCGCTCGCCCACCTGGCGGGCGCGTTCGGTCTGCTGCGCGGTTGCACGTTCAGCCGCCGTGGTGCGGTCGGCCTGACGACGGTCCCATTGACTCAGGGCCCGGTTGTGTTCCGCGATCAGCCCCGCGTACGGGTCCGGGTGGTCCGGATGCTTCGCGATGAACGCCGACAGGGCGCGCTCTGACGTATCCAGGGTCGGTTCGGGATCGGACGGATCGGATGCCTCAGCCTTGGGCGCGGGCCGGTGCGCGACTGCCGCCGCGGCGTGCGGCTGGCCTACCGGCGCTTGGAGGCGCTGGCGGAGTTCGGTGTTCTCACGCTCGAGGCGCGTGGCTTTGTTGACGAGCCGAGTCTGGAATCCCTTGCGCGCGGCTTCCTTGTGCTTGATGGTGCGCGCGCGCTTCTCGGCCGGGGTTTCGTTGTCTTTCGGCGCTTCGAGTTCGTCGATCGCCTTACGCAGTTCAGGGTCGGCTTCGACTTCCGGATCGGGCGTCTCGTCCACGGGCTTCTGCGGCTCGGTGACGGCTGACGATGGAGTCTCGCCGTTCGCCTTCAACTGCCGATACGCGGTCAGGTCGAAGGACGCGGGCGGATTAGTTGTCTCGGCTGCCGGAGCGGCCGGAGTAATCGGTTGTTCCATAAACGTAAAAAGGCCCGGACAAACCGTCTCGTGAAAGACGGTCTGCCGGGCCTCAGTTCGTGCTGAGCGTCGGCTGACGCAGCTAAATTGTTATCGGTCGCGGTGGCTCAGGGCGCGAGCCTGCCGAGCGTGTCAAGTATCAGCGCGCTTCCGTTCTCCTGTCAATAGGTTTCTGCGCCCGGTAGCTGATTTCAGGTGTCACGAGCTGCACGTTGCCGTGATCGTCGATCGCGATGCGAATCGACGATGGTCGGCACGCCTGCAGGCCCATGACCTGAATCATCTGGTCGACGAGGGATTGGACTTGTGGCGGCAGGCTCACTGCGGCACCGTCGTATCGGCCCAGCGCGGAACCGGGTGCATCGCCAGCGCGTGCGCGCGTATCGCCACGTCAAGCGCTTGCTCAGACCTGGCAGACGCTTGATGCTTACAGGTGCCGTCTGGATAGCCACACAGTTGCACCCATAACCTTGTGCGCGGCCAATCGACGGCGGTCGGAACCTGCTCGCTCACTGCAGCGTCACCGTCGGCTGATACCCGAGCCACTCCAACGTCACCGGCCCGGCCAGCGCAATCGCGCGATGGTCGGCGTCGGTCAGCGTCTCGCCGGCGGCGATCTTCTTCTTCAACTTCACCAAGCGCTCTTTCAGGCTGGCGAGCGAGGCGGCCTGCTTCTGATAGGAATGCAGTTCCTTCCGGCTCGCGCGTTCTGCCCAACCCACGCTAGCGCCCCAACTCCGGCGACGGGTTCGGCTGCGGCGCGTGCACCTGAGCCAAGCCCTGAATCTTGGCGCGCTCGGTTTCGTGCTGCTGCTTGATGTGCTCGCGTTCCGTGTCGCCGCGCTGCTTGATCGCCTCTCGATCGCGGTCAGCCTGCGCCTGAATCTCGGTTTGCTTGATCTTGGTGTCGGCTTCCATCTGGCCCGACTCGAGCTGCTGTTTCAGCTTCGCGATCTCATGCTCAGCCTGCTGAATCAACTGCTGCGCCTGTTGCTGGAACTGCTGCAGCTGTTCCTTGGGCACCATGCCGGAATCATCCGGCGGTGACAACTGGTCGGCCAACTCCGCCATCCCGGCACCATCCAAGTTGCGCAGAAGCGTGCCCGCGGCCTTCGCAGCCATCGGTGGCGGCAGCATCGGCAACACACTCTCGATGACTTCGACGGTCTCTTGACGCCCGGTGTCTTTCGTCTTCCCGCCGGTGACGGTGATATCGAACTGCCCCACGCCGGTATCCAGCATGTGTTCGATCTGGCCGTCCTGCAGGCCCAATTGCTGCAACGCTTCTGGGCTCGGCTGGCCGTTCGACACAACCACCGCGATTTCCTTTTCATCCTTCCCGTTGATGCGGAGGATGCGCGCGGCGTCGTAAATCTCCCGGCCCATTTCGACGATGATGCGGCCAGTCAATCGAACCCCGCTCTTCGTGCTGTCGCCAAAGTGGCTGGTGGCCTGCTGTTGTTCGGCCTGGCGGGCGCGAATCGCCCGCCCGCTCTGTTCGGGTCGACTCTCGTCCGGGGTGACGTCAGGGACGCCCAGAACGCCCCGCAGGCTCATGCTCGCCCGCTGCGCCGCCATCACCAGATGCTGCACTTGGGGCGTGGCGTGGACGAACTTCGGCTCCGCGATCGGTTGCCCGCGCTCGTCGATGTCTTCAAAGAACAGCACCGCCGGCCGATTCTTATGGAGGTTCGTGTAATCGTCGGTGTTCCCGCCGACGGCCCGCACCGACGCCAGCCACACGCCCTCTGACCCGAGATCCACCGCGGACGCCAGTCGGTTCTCGTAGAAGTTGACGAGCCGTTGCGGCCCCTTCGCCATCCGCACCATGCCGCGGCAGTCTTCTTTGCCTTCCACGATGCGCCGCTCCCCGACGATCTTCACAACCGGGATGTAGAGCCCTGGCACGTCCGCGCGCTCGAGGATGTGCTTCTGGCCGTAGTACTTGAACCATTTCACCTTCGGAATCTTGAAGGTGTGTTCGCGCAGAATGGACTCTTTCGGGTATTGGTCGGGCGCGATCTTCTCCACCGCCGTCGGGACGCCGTTGATGTCGACGATACACAGCGTCAGTTCTTGGTCTTCGATGTAGTAGCGCTCCGCGACGCGGACCATCTTCTCGCCGGCCCATTCAGGCGGACAGTCACCCGGCGCCTGCTTCAGTTCGCCATAGCTCTTGTACGGCGCGTTCGGATAGAGGCGGCTGAATTCGGTCCATTCAAGATCGGAGGCGATGATGCTGAAGCGCTGATCAGAGAAGTCGAGCTGTCGCGCGCGCGGGTCTTCGTACACCGAGTGCTGATGCAGGATGGCTTCGATGCGAATGTCCTGCTGTAGCACGTCCAGCGAATACTGACCGTCCTTCGACCGCTGGACCGGCGTGAAGTAGCCAGGGCGAATCCGCCAGAAGCCGCGCCCCATGACCACCGCATGCCGGCGCGCCCACTTGTAGACGTCCTCCGCGTTCGACAGGTTTTCAATCCGTCGACAGATGCCCTGCCAGTACTCCGCACTCTTCGGGTCCGCCCCGCCGCCGTTCGGGCTCACCACCATCCGGTGCACGGGCTGATTCGTGACCTTCGCCACCTGTCCGGAGGTCTGGTCCATCACGACATCGGGCTTGCCGCTGTTCTTGAGGTAGGAGAGCTCCGCATCGGTGAAGTGCTCGCCGGCTTCAAACTTCTGATCGGCCACTTCCCGCGTTCGCTGCGCGGAGAAGGCGTCCTCGGACAGCTTCCATTCGGCGGCGGCGGCCTCGAGTAGCTTCTCGTCGGCGGCCGTGTCGCGGTCCTTCGTCTCGTCAGCCATTTTTAGACCAACCCCGACGGCCGTATGGGCCGCGATTGAGGCGCCTTCGGCTTCGGCGTGTCGTTCGTCATCAATTCCTCAGCGACGGCTGCGTAGCGATATTCGTCCGCCCCGTGACTCGTCCAGTCGTGCAAGGGAATCTCTTTGAACATCCCGCGTTTGTCGTCCCACTCTTGGCGGTACTGGCCGATGGATTCAATGAACGGCGCGCAGTGCGTCTCGTCGATCCACAGCCGCGCGAACATCAGGCGGCCGGCGGAAATGCCGTCGTCGACGGGAATGCTGCGAACCTCGGTGAAGTGCCAACCCAACTTGCCGGCGGTCTCGAGCCGCGTCTTGCCGGTGCCCAGGTCCGTGCTCTTGATGTCGTGTGGCGCGAAGTGCTTCCCCCAGGTGTAGCCGCGTTCGCGCCCGCGCTCCTGTAGGCGCTGAATCATCTGCTCGATGCCGTCGGAGCCTGAACCTTCGAGGTAGTCAATCTTTTGGACCGACTTTCCGAAGCGCTGATACATCCCGACGGCCATCTTCGGCCCCTTGCCGATGTCCCAGACGTCGTGCACGAGCAGTGCGGGATCGTGCGGCACGCGGCCGATGCGCTTATCACGCCGAGCGGCGGCCAGTTCTTTCGCGTAGTACGCGCCCTTGATGGCGGCCTCGGTCGAGAGGAACCATTCCTGGTCGTACTCGGCCTGCGTCATCAAGCCCTTGTCGATCAGGGCCTTGTCGTCCTCCATCGCGCGGCGGATGGCGGTGATGGTCGCGCCCTCTTCCGTCGCCAGCGAGGCGTTGACGTCCTGCCACAGCGTGAACCATTCCGGGTCGCCCTTCGCGGCCTCATGCGTCTTGAACAGCTGGTTCTTGCCCTTGATCGTCCCGAGGAACGCGCAGTAGCCGAGATGGTCGGCCAGCGACTTCGAGAGCACTTCACCGAACACGCCTGGCGGGTGCTGGCTGAATTCGTCGAGTGACAGCCCGGACAGCGGAAACCCGCGCAAGGCGTCGATGTTGTCGGCCCCGAACAGCCGGACGACGCGATGCGAGCCCTTCCCGCACGCGTAGGTAATCGACATGTCCCGCTCATTCGTGTCGGCGCCTGGCACGTCCGCGGCGATGAATTTCAGCTTGTCCCACGCGACCGTTCGCGCCTGGACGAGCGTCGGCAGGACGTGCGCGTAGATGCGCTCGCGCAGCAATTCGGTGATTTCTGCCGGCGTGAAGTTCGGCTCGAGAGAGCGCAGCCGCTGCGACTCCCACGCGTCATCCGTTGCCGCGCGCTGATGGTGGTTCAGCCAGGACGTCGTTTTGCCGCCCCGGCGGTGCATGACGATGGCAAACCATCGAAGGAACGACGCGTGCATCGGCCGCGCCCAATTCCTCGGTTTGTAGGGAATGACGATGCGCCGACGCTCAGCCACGGCTACTGCCATGAGAGCTCGACACCACCGGAATGCTCGACTTCATGCTTGACCGTGTGGCGGCCGGAGCACTTATTCAGTTCGGCTATCGCCTTAATGCGGGCGGCCTCCCCGACTTTCGATGAACTGGCGATTTGACTCAGGATTTCGTCACGCTGTTGCGCGCTGAGAATCGACGCCTGCTCGCGGACTTCCACGTGTTGATCAATCGCTGACCGGATTTGAGCTTTTTTCAGCAGGCGATAACCGATTTGCCCCGCCGCCTTCTTGCTGTAGCCTGCCAGTTCCGCAGCTTTCGACGCGTTTCCGTGGGCATCTCCGCAATACGCGACGACGAAGCTCCGCTCGCGGTCATTCAACGGTTTTGAGCTTTTCGAGGGAGACAAGCTGAAGCGAGAATGCGCTTACCCGATCAGGCGCGCAATGGACTAGCTGCCGCTTACCGCACTAGCGGCGCTTACCTGCTGTGTTCTACGTGGAACATCCAAGCCTAACGAGATACCGGGTCGCTTCGGCGCGCTCGACGAATGCCCACAACCTGACGCCGCAGCGTTGCCACGTCAGTTTGACCTCTCCGCGCTTGGCGTCGTCGATGACCTTGTCCTTTGAGAAGCCTGCCCATGCGGCAACGAAACTGACGCGGACCGGTGGGCCTTCGATATCCAGAATCGAACGCGGCGGCACGAACAGTCTCCGGCTTCGCTGTTCCTCGCGTGCGGAGTCGGCTAGAAGGGCTTGAGGATCTGTCATTTCGGCGCGTCCTCGTCGTAGCACTTGCCGTCAGCGCGGGCTGGCCACCACGTTGAACCTTTAAAACCAGGGGACCAGCACGCCGCCATGCTTCGCTTCTCAGGTAGCCATCGAGCGAAGGCCTGGCCACTGGCGTCGTAATACACGCCGTGGCGAGGCGCCTGCGGATTCTCCTGCTGCTGCGCGGTGTCCTTCCAGAGTGCAGCGATTTCCTGCCACCGGTGAACCTGAATCTGCGCGCTGACCGCCCAGGAAAACAGGACGATGAACATCGCCAGCACGAGGAACCGTTGCATCTACGTATCTCCCTTAAAAGAAAGGACAAGAGGCGGCGCGTATGGTCGGCCCGCGTGAACTGTCGTCCCGGTCCACGCAGCCTGAGGCTTGGAAAGTCATCATCGCCAACCGTGACTCCTGCTAAGCAACTTCCTCGCTGTCCACAACGCCTCGCTTGATTCGCTGCAACGTGTCGGTAATCGTGCCGAGCGTTCGGCTCATGGCCTGCATCTGATCGATCGTGCGATCGTCGACTGCGCAGTTGAATGCTTCAAGTTTCCGGCGCACGTCCCATGAGTGCATCGGTTGCGTCGGGTCGAACCCCATCTCCACCATCCGTTTACGAGTGGCGTCCAATTCGTCATTGCGCCGTCGCTGCTCATCTACCTCGAATCGCAGGCTATCGAACGCCGCTTGAATCTTCTTGCTCACGGCAGAGGACAGCGCGCGGCGCTCCTCTTTCCCGTTAACCCACTCGCGCAGTTGTTCGGTGCGCCAATTCCGGTCTTCGACTGGCGCTCCGTGCTCGCGCGTAATCTTCGTGCGGCACATGAGCACGTACACCATCAACTCGGCCGGCAACTGAATCTCTCGGCGCGCGGCCTTCCGCTTGACCTGAATCCGCCCGGCCTTCCCAACGGGCTCCATGAGCCCAACGCCCGCCGGTAGTTCTTCGACCGGGACGAGCTTCGGTGGGGCGACGACGTACAGCAGATGACAGAGCGGCATGTAGTTGTGAATCTTGTCGTCTCGCCGCCAGTCGTTCCGGTCAACCTTGATCTCGTAGCCGATGGTCGTGATCGGGCTCCAGGTCTTGACCAGCGCCCACGCGTCCAAGCGGAGATGTGCCCGCGTCTGCGAAGGGCCATCCTTACACTCGGGCACGAACACATCGCCAGAATGACGCTGCGCGAGCATGGCGAGCAGATCGCTTGCGGTCATCGTCCCCTTTCAGCGTCCGAAGCGTGAATGAATGCCCATCGCTCTACCCGTGAACGTCCCCTGCACGGCGGTCGAATCGTCAAGTCGCTGGCTGCGGGTTGCGGACGTTCGGATCATTCGAGCTGTCCAATCGCGTATCCACATCCGACTCTTTTTCCGTGGACTCGTCTCCTAGTACAGTCAGTAGTTGAGAGGCCCACTCCCTCAGAATGCGAGAGTTTCCGTTATCACCAAGCCCGTGATGCCACGCGACCGCTTCCTTCTCCATCTCCTCCGCGATCTGCGTCACGGCTGCTCGGAGCTGTCCTTCTCGTTGCGTGAGGGTGGTGAGACGAGCTTCAGCAGCTTCCAATTCCTCGCGCAACCGTTCTTCCGTTGTGACAGCGCCGTGAGACGTGACGGTTACTTCGGTAATTGGCGAAGCGTGAAGGCCGTCCTCAATGACACGCCCCAACTCTGAAAGGCTTGAGGCCGAACGCAACCAACCGCCGAGCACGTAAGCAGCGCGAACATCAAACACTGGCTGCTCCGCCTCTCCTGGGAGGGGTGTGGCCGTGGAGGGGTGATTAGATGGATTCGTAGTCATCGATCACTTTCACTGGCGGCTGTCGATTACCGCGCTCGAAATCGCTCACATACGCCGCTGAGAATCCGAGTCGGCGGGCCATTTCACGCAGGCTGATGCCAGCACGTTCACGCTTCCACCGCAGCCACCGGAAGTGAATCACGGTCACAAGCCCCGTGCCGTCGCAGTGTTCACAGCAAACGTCGATCTGACGCGCTGGTTCCTTCGTCATGAGGATGATCCCTCTGCCCGAGGAGAAGGCTGCAGCTTGGCGTTGAATCGCTCGATAGACCTTCTCAGCCGCGCGTTGTGCTCAGGGATGTGATTGCGGCACGAAGACGGCTCCGGGAGCGGCGACGAATAGAACCGCCCGCACCATTCACAGCGATACATGCTCATATCCCTCCATCCTGTCTGTCGGTCTGCTCGAAAAAGATCACGAAGATCCGGCATACGCGCGTGGTCAGTTCGAGCTTCGCCAACTCACCCTTGGGTAACGACCGCATCGACCGTTGCGCCCACTTCCAACGACGTGTCGGATCGTCACTCGCTGCGCTCTACCCATTCCTTCCAGAGCGTCAACGTCAAGGCCCGCAGGCTGATGCCTTGCCGCTTTGCCTTCGTCACCACGCGGTCGTAGAGCGTCGGCGGGATACGGTCAACCTCGAACCGCACGCGGCGATCTGTCTGCGGTGTGAACTCGCGGGAATAGCCTCTCTTTGCCATTCCCGCGAGTTTACCGGTAATCACGCCTCAATCTCCTCATTCGCGTCGAACACGACTT